CGGGTCCACAGACGAACACGCTCGATCAGCTCGCCGCGCGAGAAGAATGGATCGCGGTCGTCGCGAACAATCTCGCGAAGCTTGACCCACAAAAGCTCGCCATCGCCGTCTTCATCGAAAGCAAAGTCGAGAATGTCCTTGACGGGAACCGTGTAGGCGTAAATGCGAAAGTTCTGAGCCTTCGCCTCGGCGATTGACACAGGACGCGGGCCAGCTTCGGTTTCGACCTCTGCCTGAAAATTGTTGTCGACCACGATTGCTACGCGCCCACCGGTCGAGTTGCCAACCGAGACCAGGCGCATAAGCTGGTCAATCGACGTTCCGCCTCGCGTTGCCCGCTTCCAGAAGTCATTGACGACGGTCGGCGCATCGGAAGTGTTGCGCGTGATCTCTCCCTTGAAGAGATACTTCTGAACAAGCTCGACCACTTCCTTCGTGTGATTGAAGCGGTAAGCGCGCGCCAGGCGATTATCGTATTCCTTTTCGCCTTCCTTGAAGTAGCGGAAGATGTTGTCGCGGAACCAGTCCCGACCACCACGGTAGGCAAGGTCGAGAAAACGCCAATGCGCGACCTGTTCCTGATAGCCGGGGTGCCGGCGATCATAGAAGTCCCTCATCACATCGTTCTGTTCGCTCGAAGCCATGTCAATTCCCGCGTTTGATCCTGTATTCTAAGTAAGTGCTTACTTACATGCAAGGCTAAATCGACACACCGAGGATCTTGTGCTTGCGCATCGGGTGACGGAAGTCTGCGTAATAGCCGAAAGCGTCGGTCGCGTGCTCTGCGCCCTGCTTCTTGTCTACTTCGTTTGTGCCTTCCTTGTAGACCGTCTGCTCAAGGCTATCGATGAACTTGCGACAGGTATGATTGACCCTCAGCCGCACATCGCCCTCAGCGGTCATCAAGAGCCGGTTGACGGCGTTGACACGGTCCTGGACGGCTGGATGCTTGCGCTTGAACTGGATCCGCTTGAAGCCTGCTTCCTGGAGAACCTGAAGCGAGGTTTCGCCGCGATCGTGGTTTCGGTTGTTGCCGGCCGGATCGGGATAGATCGTGATCTGGTTCATCTGCTTGAAGTAGCGTCGCGCCAGCTCGTCTGCGGTTTCCTGGACGTTTGAGCCATACATGACAGCCTCATCGACCACCCAGATCTCGCCATTGGGCTGCTCCTGGATGATGATCGAGGACATCGGGTCGATGTTGAAGTCCATGCCGATATAGATCGGAAGCTTCGGATTGAATGGGTAGTCGCCGACGTGCTCGTTACGGTCGAATGGATAATAGACACGGCCCGACATCGTCTCGAAGCTCGCCTCGAACTCCTGACGAAATGACCGCGGATCCATGTCGCGTCTTCGCGCCTCGATTTCCTTGCGCGGGATAAAGGGCGATGTGATGGTCGGAAACTGCCAGCTCATCCACTCGTTTGCGACCAGGCGCTTGCGGTGGTCAAGAACCTTGCGTCCGCGCTGCCCAAGCCTGAAGCGGTGATAGAGCCAGTTGTAGGACTTTGGCGTGCCGATGAAGAGCGCCCGGCCGTTGGTCGTGGCAAGGGTCGGCATCAAGACCTCTTCCCAGGTCTCTTCCTTGATATCCTGGGCCTCGTCGATGACCACGAAGTGCAGACCGACGCCGCGCAGCGAGTCCGGCTTGTCGGCGCCCTTGAGCGAGATTTCCGAGCCGTTGATGAGGATCATCTCCATCCGGCTCTCGTTGACCTTCTTGATCCAGCCTTTCGGCATCGCAGCCTTCAGTGGCTTCCACATCAGGTCGCGCGCCATCGCGTAGGTCGGCGCGACATACCAGATGAGCTGCTTCTGCTTGAGCGCGGCATACTTGATCAGGCTGATCTTCGAGACCTGCGTCTTGCCCCAGCGTCGACCGGCCACGACCACCCGGAAGCGGTGCGGATCGTTCATGACCACCTTCTGCAGGCGGTGGAGCTTCAGGCTGTCGACGGATTTAACCATCGTCGCCCTCCTCCGGCTGCTCTTCCGCGAGCATATCCTCAACGGTCGAGTCCTCGGGCAGTGCGCCCGTGCCGATGTGGTGCTTCAGGATGTCTTCGTTGGTCAGATCCTCGATATTGAGGGTCGGCAGATCGTTCTCATCGACATGCTTGTCGGCTTCGAGCAGATGCAGGGTATGCTCGATGTTGTCGCAAAGGATCTTGTTCAGCCGCATGACGGCCTTCAGATCGTCATCCGCGGCAGCCATCGGGCGCCCGGCAGCCATGACGTCCTTGATCGCCTTCTGGGCAAGACCGCGCACGAGCTTGAACTGATTGTAGCCGTTGATCCGGGTCTCTTCGATCCAGTCAGAGCGACGATCCGCAAACCGTTCGATGGTTGACGCCGCAGCAGCCGAGGGAGACGCCGTGGCAGCCTTCCTTGCCGCAGCAGCAACTTCGTGCGCCCGCGAGCCCTTCTTCGCTCCAGCACGCTTGAAACGATCCGAGAGAGCCTGGCGCGAGATACCGAACTGATCGGCAAGTTCCACGAGCCCGGCTTTGCCGAGCTCGTAGAGTTCCTTTGCTTCCGCGAACTCAGCATCAGTGAGGCGCCGGCCTGAACTCCCGGAACCTTCTTTCAACTCGTCTTTCGTTTCCTCAGTCATGTTTCTCTCGATCCGCGGATCTGAAATCACGCCCGGAGCAGCTTCATTCTCGTCCTCTCATGGTAATATATAGATATGTAATTACTTACTTAGTTAGATACATATACAATTACGATGAGAGGACGAGTTTAACGTGCCGGGCGGAACCAGTCGTAGCCTTTCAATGTAGGGATTAGATGGGTGAATTGACCGTCCGGGCGTCGTTCCAGCATTCCCTGCTTCACAAGGAAGCGAATAGAGATCCGGATCGCGCCATAGCTGGCCGTGTAGGACACCTGCTCATGAATGTCGGTCGTGGTGAGGAACTTCCCCTCCCCGGCCGCCTTCAGGATCAGCCCCATGATTTCGCGCTGCTTCTCTGTCCGGCGAGGTTTAGCCATCAAGCACCAGCCTTTCGGTTGGCGCCTGGCGATCAAACGCAGTCAAAGGCAACCGCTCCGGCAAGGCGCGTCCAGAGTCCGGATTGCGGTAGATGCCATACATGGGCGACGCCAGGCTCATCTGCTGGATCGCCTTGATGGTATCGCGCGGCGACATGGCAGCTACGCGCGCGTCCGCACCATCGCGCCCGGAGCCCGTGTTCTCCAGAGCCGAGTTCTTCTGGTAGAACTCCTTGCACGCGGCAAGAAGCTGCTCGAACCGCGGTGACTGCTCCAGTTCGTTGACAACTGCCTCGAAGTCCTGCGGTGTCGCCTCGAAGTTGGACCGGAAGAACTTCATTCCTGCATCAAACTTGTTGGCGTTCATCGGTTTGACGAACTTGAAGCCAGCCTTCTGACCGAAGGCGTTGAACTTCGACATTGAGGACTGGATCTCGATAAACTTGTGACCATCCATCCGGGCAACCAGGTTCATCATCCGGTAGCCTGCGCCAATGCCGCGGAACATCGTATCCACCACGAAGCGCGAGACGACGCGGAAGTTGGCGTTGATGTAGACGTAGCGGTTGGTATTGGTCAGCCTTGTCTCGCCTGAGCCTGGCGCCAGGTTCTTGAAGACCAGATGGCGCTCCTTCAGCATACCCTTCGGTTGTCCTACGACGAGCACGCCGATGGTCTGGCCGTGCAGTGTCAGCTTCCAGAACTGCGGACCGATCGGCAGGCCTTCTGCCTTGTAGTGGAGATCGTGCAAAAGCTCCCAATCAGCCTTTGTCCCGCGCTCAACGAACATTTCATCCGTGAGCGCGAAATTTGCGCGTGGGCGCGCGTTTCGCTCGACCAGTGTCTCGATATCAGGAAACGTCGTCATCGCTGCCCTGGAGCTCCTGTGAGTCATTCTCGTGCTGTTGGGCGCGATACTTCACTTCGAGGTAAAGCATCAGCAGCGAGGCAGCAGCGACGAAGGCGATAAAGCCGATCATTGGACCTCTTCGATCAGGCCAAGCTGCCTGGCTTCATCCAGGTCGAAGCGCAGCGTTCCGGTCGTGTCCTTGTCAAAGCCGATCAGGACTTCGCCGTGCTCCGTGAAATAGGTGGATACGCAGGGTCCAATCCCGACTTCAGTGCCTGCCGGGATGACGATATCCTTTGTGGTGACGAGCTTGCTCATTCGACTTCGACCTTCTCGCGGAAGCGCTTGGTGATGGTAAGAGACGGCCCGAGCTCCTCGCGCAGGTCATCGTGAGTGGTAGCGACCATGAAGGTCTTGCCGAGACGCCGGGCGACCTTCTGCATGGAAAAGGCGACGAGCTTTGCCGTCGTGCGGTCCAGCACGGCTCCGAATTCGTCAGCGATCCAGACATCGGCGTCCGACGCCATCAAAATTGCGAGCTTCAGGCGGTAGCGCTGGCCGTCAGAGAGCTCCGAGGGCTTGCGTAGGTAGATGTAGGCATCCGAGATCCCGGCCTTTGCCAGGAGGTCTGTCGCGTCGACCGTGGTCTTTCCGACAAGCTCGATCACCGGCTTCTCTTCCAGCTCGACCTTGTTGAGATCGGCGACTTTCAATCCGCCTGCAGACATCTGCGCGGTCAGATCCTTCAACAGGAGCGACTTGCCGGACCCGGACTGACCCTTGATATAGACGACATCGCCGGCCTCGATCTCGATCTTCAAGCCGTCATAGACGACGAATTCCTTGTCCGAGAGCCCAAGACCAAAGGCTTCGGCGATCTCCAGCACACGCGGCGTGCGCTCGACCGATGTGTTGAACTTGCGGGTGATCGTATAGACGCTCATTCGTAATCGCCCTCATCGAGATAGATTTCTTCAGGCGGCTCCAGGAAAGGATCCTGGATCGACCCGTCGGACATCATCGCCGGCGCCATCGTTGCGCAGTCCATCAGTTCGCCGGCGACCGTCTGGATTACTCCGGCATAGGCGAAGTAGTCGTTGAGCGGGATTGTCGTCACGTCGAGCACGAAGTCGTTGAAGAACGCCTTGGTCTTTGGGTCGCGGCCGAAGATCACCAGGCCTTCGAACTTGTCCTCCTCGACGAGCTTGCGGATCTCATCGAGCATCTGAAGCTGGTTGAACTTGTGATCGGCCTTGGCCTCGTTTGCCTCCTTGCGCTTGCGGCGCGATTCAGCACGGCGCGCGCGCCGCTTCTCCTGCTGCTCTTCGTGCCAGGGCTTGCGCGTGGTGATGGAGATGATGTTCGACATAGGTCAGCCCTTACTTATCCCCGACGACGGCAGAAAGCGTATGGATCAGAGCCTGCACGCCCGTCTTGCCGGAGCGGGCCTCAATCTGTGCCATCAGGCCTTTCAACTTGCGGCTCTCCTCAATCGTCACACGCTTGAAGCCGAGAGCGTCGCCAACGGGAGCGGCCGTGTCATCCACCGCCTCGACCTTGGCCTTGTTTTCTTCCTTCTGTGTCTCGACGGCGCCCGAGATGTCATCCACGAACAGGCTGTCGTCGATGTCGCCGAGTTCTGAGAGCGAGAAGTCCAGCTCCTTGTCGGTGAAGCCGAGGTCAGAGAGTTCGAACGTGCCGTCCAGCTCGTCTGCCAGGCGCTGAAGCTCGATCTGGATTGCGGCCTGATCATATTCAGTGCCAGCGACCCGGTTGTCTGCCAGACGCAGCGCATCGGCCTGGGCCTTTGTCAGATCACGCCGGACGATAACCGGAACCTTCTTCAGGCCAAGCTTCAGCGCGCCCTTGCGCCGACCGTGGCCCGCAATGATGGTTCCGTCCTTCCAGACGATGATCGGCGAGGTCCAGCCGAATTTCTGGATCGACTTTGCAAGGGCCTCAACCTGGTCGTCGGGGTGCTTCTTGGCGTTGGCCTCGTATTCCTTCAGCCAGGTGATATCGACAATTTCGATTGCGTGTTCGGACATCAGAGGTCTTCCGGGTTGGCAGCAAGGGCTGCGTCGAGCATGGAGTCGAGGTCTTCGGCCGCAGGAGCTGCCTGCAGGCGCAATTGGTCAGCGAGAAGATGGATAAGCGCGTCACCGGCGTTCGTCAGATCGTCTTCGGTCTTGTAACCGTGGTCTTTCTGGGTCTTGGCGATGAGTGCGGTGAGACGTTCGGCGTCGGCGATCGTCACCTTGAAGCGCATTTGCGCGTGGGTCTTGGCGACCTTGGGAGCAGGCGCAAGCTCCGTGTCCGTTTCGGACGTCTTTTCGAAGCTTTCGTCAATCTCCAACTCGTCCAGCGCTATAACTGAAGCTGAGAAGATCGCGTCAATATCCGCCTGACCATAAGGAAGAAAGCTTTGCAATTCAGGAACATCACCAATCTCTTTCAAAAGATCGGCCAATCCGAGGGTGTCGTCAGCACCATACCGTGCGTTGTCGATGAGACCGATTTCCTTGGCCTGCTTCTCAGAGATGACGCCGAGGTTGGCGACGGGCACCTCAGACTCGCCAAGTTCAATCGCTTGTTCCCAGCGATGCTCGCCGCCCAGGATCTCATAACCCGGTATTCCAGGCACTTCGCGAACGACAATCGGCTTGAACATGCCATTGCGATTGAGGCTTTCGCGGATCTTGAGTTCATTTTCGGGTGCGACGCGATTAACGTTCCAAGTGTTTTTCCTCAACTCGGAGACGGGAACGGTGAGGAACTCGATCTTTCGCATAGGCTTTGACAATCCTGGCGTAAATAAGTAAGTGATTACTTACATGATTAGCCTTGTAATAGCTGGGAAGTCAACATGAAAAGAGGACCAAAGCCGATCGATATGACTGGAGAGGTCTACGATCGTCTTACCGTGATCTCATATCAAGGAAGCGGACGTTGGGTCTGTGAATGCGAATGCGGAACTACTAAACCGGTATCCGGTGTTGATCTCCGTCGAGGTCGAATCCGCTCCTGCGGTTGCCTTTGGCGTGAGAAGTTAGAGGCTGGCACCCGTCCAACCGTTCACGGACTTGCCGGGACGCCTGAGTATAACACTTGGCAGTCTATGCACCGAAGGTGCCAGGATTCAGAGCGTTTAGAGTATCAATACTACGGAGCGCGCGGCATCAAGGTGTGCGACCGTTGGTCCAGCATCGAGGCATTCATTGAAGATATGGGTCCGCGTCCTGCGGGATATACGCTAGATCGCATTGATCCTACTGGAAATTACGAACCGTCTAATTGCAGGTGGGCGGATAACGACACTCAGCAAAATAACAAGCGCGCTAGTCGCCGCCTCACGATCGGCGGACGGACTCAATCGCTCACACAATGGGCTCGCGAAGTCGGCATTAGTGATCAAGGTCTTGCCGCGCGGCTGCATCGAGGCATGACGCCAGAGCAAGCGATCTCAACTCCTCTTTTCGGAAAGGGACACTAATGGCCGTCGTTACGATCGCCCGCAACGCAGTCGTTGCTCAATTGCGTGATCCGCCGAAGGAAGTGAAGAACTTCGTCAACAATCTTCTCTCCTACCAGGTAGAAGGCGGGCTCGGTTTCTCTGGCACCGCAAGCTTCTTTTCGATCACGAAGAACACCTATCCGGCAGGCTTTGCCTATCTGGTGAAATCCGAGCTGGAAAAGATCGGTCACACTGTCTACGAGGTGTTCAAGCCGCACGCCGAGCCGCTTGGGCCGGAAAACCCGATCGTGGACGAGTTCGGAAACGACAATCCAAACTACGACTATCAGATGAAGGCGCTGCGCCAGGTTGAAAAGCATGGCGCAGGCATCATTCGGGTTGCGACAGGCGGTGGCAAGTCCAAGATCGCCAAGCTGATCATGGCCCGATATCGCCGCATGACCCTGTTTTTGACCACACGCGGCATTTTGCTCTACCAGATGGACGATCAGCTTCAGGAGATCGGCCTCAATACCGGGCAGATTGGCGATGGCGAGATGAAGTTTGTCCGTGGCGTCAATCTCGGCATGGTTCAGACGCTCGTTCAGGCGCTTGAGGTTCCGGATATCAACGCCGAAATCCGCGCTGTCGTGAAGTCTCAGCATCTGTCCAAGAAGGGCAATGCGGAGATGACGCGCGAGGAGATCAAGAAGATCGCCGAAGCCCGCTTCGAAAGAAAGACAAAGCGTCGGGAAGCTATTCTCAAGTTCCTTTCCCTGGTTGAGGTCGTGATCGGCGAGGAAGCGCATGAGGCAGGCGGCACCAGCTATTATGAGATCCTGCGCCACTGCAAGAACGCGACGATCCGTGTCGCGCTGACCGCAACGCCTTTCATGAAGGATTCGGCTGCAGACAACATGCGTTTGATGGCAGCCTTTGGCCCGATCCTGATCGACATTCCGGAGTCGCTTCTGATCGAGCGCGGCATTCTCGCCAAGCCCTACTTCAAGTTCCGCGACATCGACGCGCCAAAAGGCTTGCACAAGTCCTCTCCGTTCGAGCGCGCCTATACGCTTGGCTACGTGAAGGAAACGTCGCCACTTCACAAGGCGATGGCTGAAGACGCCTTGATGGCGAAAACCTACGGCCTGCCTGTGCTGACGCTCGTTGCCCGCACCGAAGCCGGAGACAACATTCTCGATCTTTATACGCGCCTTGGGCTCAAGGGTGTGTTTCTGCGCGGTGATGATGACCAGAAGGTGCGCAAGGCAAAGCTTGCCGAGCTTGCGGCTGGCAAGATCGACTTCGTCATTGGCACGAAGATCCTGGACGTAGGCGTTGACTGCCCTGCGATCGGCCTGGTGCAACTGGCAGGCGGAATGAAAGCGGAAGTCGAACTTCGTCAGCGCATCGGTCGCGGTTTGCGCTATAAGAAGAAGGGACCGAACGTAACGTTTATCGTGGACTACTCGATCAACCTCAACAACACGCTGCGCGACCACGCTCGCAAGCGCGAAGGCATTGTTCGCGCAACGCCTGGATTCGTTGAAGGCATTCTGGGTGCAAACGACAACCTTCCGTGGGACATCTTCGAGCGCAAGGCGGCAGCATGAAAATCGACCCGATTCACTTCTTCAACGAGCGCGGACATTCGATACTGTCCGCGGACCACCTGCACGCCGAAAACCGTCGGCTGCAGAACGAGGTCTTCGATCTTGAGCGCAAGGTGCGCTCACTGACCGCGCGCCTGGTAGCCCTTGCCGGCGAGGATGATGAGCTAGACCTGGAAATAGCTATTTAGGCAGATAGCTAAATATGCAGTCGCATCCAAATCCCGCTATAAGATAAGTCATCACTTACTTATTTCGGGAGATTTGGCATGAACATTCCCAGGATCATTGGTCTTTGCGGCAATCCAACGAGCGGAAAGACGACCGCAGCCGAGATTATCAACGACGTCTATGGTCACGAGATCGCGGATGACGGTCGTCCGCTGCGCATGATCGCCATCAACTATCTCGGCCTGACGCCTGAGCAGGTCTTCACGCAGGAAGGCAAGCTTGAAAAGGTCACGCTGAACGGTCGCGAGTGGACCGTGCGCGAGATCCTGGGTGAACTTGGTAACGCCTTCGAGGAGAAGTTCGGTGGCGATATCATTCCGATCATGAGCCATAACGCTCTGCCCAAGGGCAGCTATGCAACCTTCGGCTCGGTTCGTCGCGAGCAGGGCAAGTTCTGGCGCGATCGCGGCGCCCTCATTCTGGAGATCGTCAATCCGGACGCTGGCCCCTCCCCTTACGAGTTCGACCGCTATAACCCGCAATATGCGCACCATCGGATCATCAATGACGGACTGTCTCGCGGGCTCTCGAAGGAAGATGCCCGGCGCGATTTGACCGCAAAGCTTGTCGAAGTCATCGGCCGGGTTCACTAAGATGCAGGTCTGGTTCAAGGACCGCTTGGTCGGGGAGGCGCGTGTGCCCTCCCCTCGCCCTGGCGCACGGCATATTCAGATGCTGGGCCGGGAGTCTGCCCCGGCTAGTCGATATAGATCGATTGAAGACGACCTTATGGCTCCGTCGCGCTCTCTCATTCAACTGCCCATTGAACTCCGGCGCTTTTCTCTCAGTGGCGATGACTACTGCAGGGGAGGATCGGAGTTCGAAACTGAGTTTCTGAACCGGCACGGTGTCACGCGCGGCGACTGCGATCTGTATTTCGACAATGTATCCGACGTGCGCCACTACAGTTACCGGATTATCCGCGTGACCCTGTCGCTCCTGGAAGAAATCTTTGACGAAGACTGGTTCGAGCCTGCGGATGGGGAACGCGATCCCGAGTTCTATGCGCGACTTCGCGAGGCTGCGCCATATTACCGGTCTTTCGAGCGAATCTGATAGACTCTGTTAACCAGAATCAGCTAGCCGTGTGTAGCCATTCATTTAGATAGCTACATAGGGATATAGACATATGGCTGACTTGATCATCGCCTGCCTGTCCCAGAAAGGCGGGGTCGGAAAATCCACCCTCGCCCGTCTCATCGCCAGAACATACGCTGTCGCCGGCTGGACCGTCAAAATCGCGGATTTCAACACGACGCAGAAGACGTCGACCAATTGGGCTCAAACCCGCAAAGATGCGGGGATTAAGCCAGTGATAGAGGCTGAGCCCTTCATCCAGCCGAGTGCTCTACCACGCGAAGACTATAACCTGGTCGTTGCCGATGGAAGGCCGGACTCGGATCAAACGTCGCTTGATATCGCTCTTCTGTCCCACCTGATTGTGATTCCGACCGGCTTGTCGCTTGACGACCTTGAGCCTCAGCTTGCCTTTGCAAAAGAGCTTGTCGCTAAAGGCGTGTCGCCAAACCGGGTTCTATTCGTTCTTTCGAAGATTACGGACAGCAAGATGGCAATTGCCGAAGCGCGTGAATATCTATCGCAATTCAGGATCGCCGAGCGGAGCTTGACCCTCAAACATTCCTATCAGAAGTCTCAGAACCACGGATATGCGCTATCCGAGGTGCAAGGACTTAATACCGCTCGCCTGGAGGAAACAGCAGACCTCGTTGCTGCGGAAATCGTCGACATGGTGAACTCGCTGCAGGAGGCCGCATAATGGAACCCAAGACTACACGAGCGGCTGTCGCTCCGCCCAAGAAGCAGACCTTTTTGCCTGAAACTGCAGTCGGCGAAGAGGTTCAGCCGGCCGACAACATGAAGAAGTCGAAGAAGGCAAAGAACGAAGTCGGTATGACCTTCAACATGCCTCGTGATTGGCATACGCGCTTCAAAATGGCTGCAGTTTCTCGCGGATGGGATATGAAAGACCTATTGGTCGAGTGTTTTGCGACCTGGGAGAAGGTTGAGCGGGAAAAGAGTAAATAGCTATCGAGCTGGATAGACAGATAGACAGGGCCGGTTTGCCGGCCCTTCTTTGTTCAAGGCTCGCGGCGAACGAACTTGCGGAGCTTTCGATATACGATATGCACGGCATCAATCACATGGGAGATGATCCAAAGCGCCAGGCAGAAGCCCGCAAAGCAGCCAAGGGCAATAGGAATGACGATTGCGGCGTAGACGATGATCGACGCTACGATCAGCAGGGCAATGACCGCATTGATGGTATTGATGAAGGTTTTCATGGCTAGTTAGCTTTCGGGCTATGTAGCTATCGAGCTACAAGGGGAGAAACTGGACTGATCCGCCGCACATGGAGTCGCACTCAATGGCGATTTCGACGGCGCGGGCTGCATTCTGGTGGGCGTGCCAGGCGCCAAGGGCATACTTCTTGCCAGAGCCAACCGTGAACACGTCGCCGGTCAGAGGTCCGGAGGCATAATAGGCGTCGACGTAGAGGAAGACCTCGCCGGCAGGTGTGACGAGGATCGCCTCGAAGTCAGGGCCAACCGGAACGAACGACGCCTCGCGAAGGGCATTCTCCTCGATCCAGTGCTTGAACTCTTCAGCCATACCCGGCGTGCTGGACGAGATGCCCAACAGCGAGCCTGCGTAGACCCCGCGCTCGATGCGATGGATCTTGTTCTTGGTGCCGATTGGATGTGAGCAGCCAGAATAGGCGCGGCTGTCAGACGCCATCACCTTCGCTTTGGCATCGTAGACGATGACAGACATCAGTCCAGATCCCCGGTCAAACGCTGCGGCTGAAACACGCCACGGTTAAGCCACATGAAAGCGTCCTGAATAGCGGTAAAGGCAAGCGCGACTGCCCGCTGGTCAAGTTCGGAGCCGCGCTCCTTATGGCGTTCGATCTGGCGCAGGATCTTCTCTTCCAGAAGCTTGTTCTCGTTCACAAGCGCGATCAGATGGGCTGGCTGGGTCTTCTTGTAACCAGCGACCGGCAATCCAGTCGTAGCTACCGAGCTATCTACGTTAATAGCTACCTGATGGGTGTCGGACGTCTCGGCTGCCTGAGCCTGGGCGACGGTGTCTGTCATTTCATCCTCGTGGAAAGCTGGCAGGTGAGGAGGGGATCGAACCCTCGTCTTCGGTTTTGGAGACCGACACTCTGAACCATTGAGCTACACACCCATTAAACTGCGCTGGTTGCGGGAGTCGGACTTGAACCGACGACCTCTGGATTATGAGTCCAGCGCTCTAACCACTGAGCTATCCCGCGTGAGCAATGTGGATCCATAGCACTGCGGGAAAAGTAAGTAAACACTTACTTATGAAAAGCTGCAAAGCTATCCAGACATGTAGCTATGGGAGGATAGGCACAGGGTGTCGATCGGCCGGGTATAGGTCAGTCAGCGGACCAAGACTGAATCTTTCCCGCTATGCGACGACGCTTGGCTTTGGAGACCTTCAAACGCTGCTCTTCCTGGCGCTCCGCTTTGGACAGCTTTGGCTTTCTGGGCACCTTCGGCCTGGGCTTCACGTCACTCGGGTCTGCTACCGGCCGTGCCCAAGATTGCGGAAGATATGCTCCGCTTGAATTCCAGTTCATGACGGCAATCTGGAGAGCACCGAGCTTCGTGCGGCGCACCTTTCCACCGCCTTCAGGGTTGGCTTTGATGAGAGTGTTTGCTCCGTTGTAGTGAACGCGCTTTCCCAAAATAGCCCCATCGCGTTGAACCGTTCTCGAATTGATATCCGATCCAGGGAGCATCAGCAACGGGAAGAGGAGGTTACGTTCACCGGGATGTCGCCAGTGCGGAAGGCATCCCCATCGCATCGCTTGCTCCGATCTAAGACTTCGATAAAGTCAAATCATCGAAGCGAACAAGACAAAACGTCAACGCTTCGAAGCAACGCAACGCACAACGAAGAAAGAGCTTCACATGTCTAACGTATATCAGAACGCAATCGTCGCACGTCTCGAAACTGCACTGACGAATAACTGCAGTGCATCTAATGAAAAGAAGATGCGCAAGCTTGCACAGATGCTTGCTAACGAGCGTCTAGCAGATATGCTAGTAGATGCTAACGTAGACGCAGAACGCTTCACAAGAGCGATCTACGCTTGCGAGAAAGTAGTCAAGTTCGCAAGTCAAGCAATCGCTTTGAATGCAAAAGACTTGAACGAAAACACGTATGCGATTTTTCGCACTGCAATCAACTGCTACAAGCACGACATTGCACTGACACAAGCTATGATCGAAGCATCTATTTCTAAAGACTATACAGTAGACGACACAGTAAAGCATGTCGTCTTTGTCAGAAACATCATTCAGACAAGCGAAACAGTGCAAGCGCAAACGCAAACGTCGCGTGATGCGCTTCTTACGCTCAATATCATCGAAGCACGCGCAGACATGAAAAACGCTTATACAGTCAATCTAACTAAGCTTGCACAAGCTCTGTGCGACGCGTTCAAGCTTGATACTTCGAAGATCGAAGTCGAGACAAGCGAAGTCAAGAACGTTGCTTGACTTGCGACATAAGTAAGCACTGAATTACTTTAGAGCGCTCGAAAGAGCGCTCTTTTTGCGTATGCTCGTATCTGCATCAGGGGCATCGTCATAGAGCGTCACTGGCGCGTGTTTCTAGCTATCTAGCTATGTAGACATAGAAAAGCTCTAGGATCGCGTCTGTGAGCTTCTGTGAGTCAAATAGAGCATATGCGAAGCTCGATCGATCTACACGCAAGCAAGCGCGCGATTGCGCCCAGACCCCTGCCTGCCCGCCTGCCCCTGGGCGCCCAGGCCCCTACCCCTGCCCCTGCGTGCCCGTGCCCGTGCCCGTGCGCCTACCCCTATGAACCCGTCTATACCCGTTCCCCTGTCCAGCCATTCCCCGTCCCCAAACGGCGACCGAGACGATCCGCGGCAAATCAAGGATCTCCGCGGACCCAGGGCAAACCGCTCGAACCCTAAAGCCGAATTCCCTACCAGGGCATTCGGCGGAGCCCGTCGGCGCCCGCGCGGGGCATATCCTCTGCCGCCCGTGCCATACGCCCGGTCCCTTGACCCTAAGCCGTTCCCCATCCCCGTGCCCTCCCGGTTCGCCCACAAACAACCGCAGCACCGAAGCACTGCGGTTGTCGCTAGGCGTCTGGTTTAGGCTGCTGCTGTCGCACCCATCATGTTGAGAATGTGGGCGCGTTCGGCGTCGTCACGCTCGCGCTTCTCGCGGCGCATCTTTGCAAGCGTTGCGGCTTCGGCGCGAATTTCACGAACACGCTCAAAGGCGCGACGGAAAAACTCGTCAGGTGACATGATCGACTGCTTGGTTGCAAGGTTCTGCACACGAGCGGCGTGCTCTTTCATGACGCGCGCAAGAAGGGCGTGCTTTTGCGAGTCTGCAGGCAGCTTATGGTTCTGTGCTGCTTGCACGATATCGAGCGAACGTGCGGCTTCGGCGATCTGCTTGTTCATGAAGACTTCGGTGACGTAGGACATTTCGGTTCTCTTTCGTTGCTGTCGCGCTTTGATCAGCGCATTTTTAGATTACTAGCTAAGTAGCTATGTAGCTACAGGTTTACACAGGTAAGTTCTGCACGGCGCGAAGGCCGTAAAGGACGGCACCAAGGCCGGCCAGGAAGGCGAACACGGCCAAGGCCGAAACGATGTCCTTGCCCAGGCCGAGCAGCTCTTCGTGGGAATCGTGTTTCATTGCGTTGCTCCTTTGCTTCAATGATTGATCATCGCAAATGCGAGAGCAGGCTGTATCGCGGTGTCTTCAGGTGCGCCGCGGATGCGGGACCGGCGGGAGGGCAGGGAAGGGGTGGCCGGGTTAAGGCAAAGCCCTGGCCGAAACCAGGGCCGATTATGGCCTGATCACCAGTCCGGGCTGTTATGGTTGAAGTCGAGCAGGGCATCCGCGGTTGCGTGCCCGATCAGGTGCATGTCGGACATGAGGGTAACGTCGGCGCGGTAGGACGCCCGGTCGAGGTCGGACACGTCCGAGACATCCTCGTCGTCACCTGCATAGTAGGCGTAGACGGACGAGTGTTCTTCACCCGTTGCAAGGCGTGTATCAAACAGGCTGTGTTCCTCGATCGGGAGCACGGTTCCGCACAGCTCCAGGGCCGTGTGGTGTCGGTTGATGGCGTCGGTCCAATCCTGCTCGGTTGCCCATGGGTAGGCTTTCATGCCTGCCGGGCAGACTTTGATGGCTTTGGTTGCGAGGAAGTCGGCGATCATTGCGTTGAGAGAGGTGCGGGTCATGAGCTTTGCTCCTTTGTTGCTGACAGATGAAGAATCGCAAATCAAAGAGCAGGGTGTCTCGCGGTGACGTTCGGCATTTGATGGGGCAGGGGTAGGGTCAAGGGGTAGCCACACGCCGGAACCCGTCCCCTATACCCGCACCCATGGCTCTCCGCGGCTTGCCAAGGGCACCTGTTCCCCTATGCGGCGCGCGCCCCGTTCCTCGCGGCGGATCCCTTGATCCTAAGCCATTCCCCGGACCCGCAAGCCTCAATACGAAAAAGGGCGCGGTGAAGCGCCCCTGTTCCAGCTCGGTAGCTATGTGGCTCGATGGCTATGCAGCCTTGCGAACAACCTCTTCGAGACGGCGCGTCGCCGGTGTGTCGGTCAAGGTCCAGACCTCCTGACCGCGTGGTCCGGAGTTGGTGACGATCCCGAGCGTCTTCAGCGCGGTCATGGTCGAGGACTTCTGGGTGGACGCGGTGTTTGCAGAGACCGTATGGCGCACCAGGTGCTTTGTGATCGCCCGGTCGGCCTTGATCTTGTCGGAGACGGCGCACAGTGCCGCCTGACCCGTGAAGGGAACACCTGCATCCCGGAAGTTGAACAGGCTCGTGACGATCGCGCGGTTGATGGCATTCTGCATGAACCCACCGTCAAGCGCCACGATCAGGTCATTGACCTTCTGCAGGGCGTAGACGTTGAACTTCGAGCCCGTAGAGACCTCGCGGTTGATGAAGGACGGATCAATGTCCATGGCGAGGAAGATACCGGCTGCACCAATGGTCGCCATCTTCTTCTCTTCGGCTTC